GTTAATATACGATCCAGAATAGCCAGGCGGATAAAGAATATAAATATTTTTAGTTAGCATAGTACCTATTTATATTTCCATTAGTAGTTGACAAATAGAAACGTTAGACTATATAATACAACATCAACAAAATTTTGCCCCGGTGGTGTAATGGTAGCCACGCTGGTCTTAGAAGCCAGTGCCTAGTGCGTGTCGGTTCGAGTCCGACCTGGGGCACCAAATAACCCGGCATCCCGTAGCCGTGAGTAAACGGGGGCTTATTGTTCTTGCCATACTGGACACAGTGCATTGGATCTACTGCAAGGCCCGCTTACATGGGCGACTTGAGAAATCACAAAGGCAGGGACGCTAACCTGTCTAAACAGAAAAGTACGTAGACGGAGTAGACAGCCCAGTCTAAGGGCTCCTGTGGTGGGAGATGCTTAGACACTTTATGTAAACACACTTTGCTTAGACATAGTTCTAAGTTGGAAGGACTGCACACCGCCGTTGAGAAAAGTGCGAAGTGTGTTTACATAAATTATGCGGGGTTCGTATAGTGGTAATACCTCAGCCTTCCAAGCTGATGCGGAGAGTTCGATTCTCTTACCCCGCTCCATTCAATAGGAAATTCAGATGACTAAAACCCTTAGCCGTTGCCAAGAAGTTAATACCGAACAATGCGTTCGTAATGTTGAAGGTAATAGATTTGAAATGATTCTCATCGCGGCGGCAAGGAGCCGAGAGATTACTAAGAAAAACAGAGATGCTAATCCAGGCTTTCATACTAATGGTTGTATCGATGCTTTATTAGAAATCCAAAACGGAAAGATTGGCAGAGAATATCTAAGAAAAGTTTAAGAATAATAGGACCTTAGCTCAGTTGGTAGAGCGTCTGCCTTACACGCAGAATGTCGTCAGTTCGAACCTGGCAGGTCCTACCAGTTTAATCCGAGTGTAGCGCAGTCTGGTTAGCGCATCTGCTTTGGGAGCAGAGGGTCGTAGGTTCGAATCCTACTACTCGGACCATTTGACGCAGAGTGTTAGAAGCGGTATCTGGCAAGGCTCATAACCTTGAGGTCGGGGGTTCGATTCCCTCCTCTGCAACCAAAATATTTTTTGGCAGTTTAGCCAAAAAGTAATGACAAGACAGCACAACGCTGTTATAATAGAAACATAGCAAGCAATAATGCTTGCGGAGAGTTTTAGATTAGTTACAGCAAATCATTCACGGCTAATACCCGTATCAATGGATGGGCAGAGATAACTTCACAGCCTATCAAACATGTAGCTCAAACATGTAAAAGAGTGGGCACAAAACTAATCTGTTTGATTTCTAGGATAGATACAGCAACCTTTTACTTTAACGACTGCACTTAATGTAGTAGACGGCGGCCCGCAAGGCTGGTGACACTGGAGCTGAAAGGCTTTGAAGGTGGAACCTTTATATCTAGTAGCAATACTAGACGCTAATGGAACTAATGGCTTATGGGAAGACATATATGTTCATGTACAGAACTTACATGATATGCTTGGGGAACTGAACCGATATACTGGGGATGGGGCCAAGCAGAAAATAAAATACCGTTCCGGCTATCCTGTTAGACAATAGAATGTTAACAGCAACTTTAAATTTTCAAGCATATCGAAAACAAAACACATTCTGAAAGGTAAGAAAAATGAACGCATTTGTAAACGCAGTAGCAAATCAAGAAGCCCGTACCGCCAACGGTATGAAGGCACGTAAGTCAACAGCTAAGGCTACAGTTGACCTGTTTTACAACATCGGCGCAAGCCGTGGTAAGAACATTGTAGGCGCTTTTACAGCGGCCTACGTTGAGAACGCAGATGTCGCTCTGCGTATCGCACAATGGGCACGTGATGTCCGTGGTGGAGCCGGCGAACGTCAGCTCTTCCGTGATATCCTTGTTCATCTGGAAAAGCGTGATCCAGACGCCGCATTGGCTCTGCTTCGCAAGGTTCCTGAAGTAGGTCGTTGGGATGACATCTTTGTCTTCTCTACTCCTCTTCTAAAGACAGCCGCTTACACAATGTTGGGCGATGCCCTTCGTGCAAGCAACGGTCTTGCCGCTAAGTGGACTCCACGTAAGGGTAAGATTGCGGCTGAAATCCGAGCATTCTTCGGAATGTCTCCAAAGCAATACCGTAAGAGCCTTGTGGCACTTACCAAGGTTGTTGAAACACAAATGTGTGCCAACGACTGGGATAACATTAACTTCTCACATGTTCCTTCTGTTGCCGCTCGCAACTACAAGAAGGCATTCAACCGTCACAGCCCTGCGTTCGCAGAGTATGTGGCCAAGTTGGTCAAGGGTGATAAGACTGTAAAGGTTAACGCCGATGCAATCTACCCACATGACGTGTTGAAGGGTATTGCACACGCCTACAAGAGCTTTGACAAGACCGAAAAGGATCATGTCAAGGCACAGTGGGACGCTCTTCCAAACTACGTTGGAGATGCTAGCATCCTTCCAATCGTTGACGTAAGCGGGTCTATGACCTGCTCAGTCGGTGGTAGCGGTGCAACTCGTTGCATCGACGTAGCAGTTGGTCTAGGTCTATACCTAGCAGATAAGAACAAGGGCGTGTTTAAGGACACATTCTTGACTTTCTCCAGCAAGCCACAGCTTGTTACTCTAAAGGGTGACATCTTGCAAAAGTTGGACCAAATGGTTAAGAGCAACTGGGACATGAGCACTAACCTGCATGCGGCTATGGACAAGATCCTAAGCGTTGCGGTTAAGGGTTCAGTACCAGCTAGCGACATGCCAAAGATGTTGCTCGTATTGAGCGACATGCAGTTTAACCAATGTGCTCGTTTCGACGACACAGCAATGCAAATGATCGAACGCAAGTTTGCAGATGCAGGTTACACTGTTCCACAAGTCGTGTTCTGGAACCTAAACAGTTCTGGTAACGTGCCTGTAAAGGCCGACAAGAGTGGTGCGGCACTGGTTAGTGGATTTAGTCCAAGCATCATGAAGGCTCTGCTTTCCGCTGATCTGGATCAGTTCACTCCAGAAGGTATCATGATGAAGACTGTAATGGTTCCTCGTTATGACCTTAGCTAAAAAGTATTAACTTTTTGAATAGCACCTACGGGTGCTATTTTTTTAGGTTGACTAAACCAAAAGTTGGTGCTATACTGTAAGTACAGTAAGTAGAAAGGAGCCGAAGATGAAGGTTAATCTTAAAGAAGGCCTCTGGAAAGTGACCCTAGTCGAGCGTGAAAGAGGCTACGGTCAAAGAATTATCTGGGTTGAGTATTATGACAACGAAGCAGAAGCTAAAGCTCGTGCTCAAGCCGCTTCGGACTACAGTGATCCTGAAGATTACTATGTAGGCGAAGTAAGTAAGTGTTAAAAGGAAAAGATGTATAAAGTAAAATGGAATGGCCCGAGTGGGGTTGAAAAGGAAATTAATGTGCCAACACTAGATTCAGCAATGATCTTTAGCAAATCGCTAGGAAAGTTTGTTACTATCAGTGATGGTAAAACAGAAATTGTTGGAGTGTTTGGTGTAGACTCTGTTAAGAACGGTGTATGTCCAGACGGTGTCGTGTATGATTGGAATAAAGCTAGTCGTATCGGCCGTGTAAAGAAAGAACGAGTTCTCTAATGAATATGGCCAAACAAATTTACTACCATAAACGTAGAGAGGAAAAACAGAAAATGCCGTGGATTCAAAACGTAGCCTTAGCAGACATTCCCAAAGGACATCATGTCCGTGTAGGCGAGAATAGTATGCTGATTCAAATTGTGGATCCTGCTATGGAGTTTCCTACTCCTCTGCACAAGTTTAAGGAAGTTCATAGGTTTGAGTTTCTCGATCTTGAAGTTGGAGATCAGTGGGGTGAGGAGTTTAAGGTAACTGACGAGCAGGCTGCTAAACTTGTGGCTCTATTACAACATGCGCTAGAAAAGCGTATGGATGTAGTTGTTCACTGTGTCGCAGGAGTTTGCCGTTCGGGTGCTGTCTGCGAAGTTGGTGTTATGATGGGCTTTCAGGATACAGAAGCCTACCGTAGTCCTAACTTGATGGTCAAGCATAAGATGATGAGGGTCTTGGGCTGGACCTACGACGAACAAGAACCGCACACCATCAACGGTGTGCCGTTTGAATATGATGAACTAGGCAACAAAAAGATTTGGGTGCCTCCGCAGAGAGAAGGAGACATATAATGTATATTACAAAACAAGAGGTTGAAAAGATTCTAGCAGTTATGAATGAATTTTCTGATGCTAAATCTTATAAACTAGAATCAGATACTTCTAGTGGTATTGGTAGTGTAATGACACTAACTATGGATATGAAAGTTAAAGATAGAGATGCACTGGTTAAGATTGAAATATCCGGTGTAGAAGATTGGTAAAGAAAGGAGGGCAAGATGCCTAGTGTATTTTTAGTCAGCGACACACACTTTGGTCACACAGGTGTTTGCCGCTTCACACGTAACGATGGTGTTACAAAGTTGCGTCCGTGGGACGATCCTGCGGAGATGGACGAAGCCATGGTCAAGGCTTGGAACGAACGAGTTAAGCCCACAGACAAGGTCTATCATTTAGGTGATGTGGTTATCAACCGTAAGGCTTTGTCAACGTTGGCTCGGTTGAACGGTGACAAGGTGTTGATCCGTGGTAACCACGATATCTTTAGAGATGACGAATACCGTCAGTACTTTAGAGAGTTGAGAGCTTACCATGTGATGAACGGTATGATTTTGTCGCACATCCCGGTCCATACAGAAAGTTTGGGTAGATTTGGTGTTAACATTCACGGTCACTTACACGCAAATCGCGTGAAGAAGGCTCGTGGTGTTGATGCACGTACAGGAGAAATCTTATACAGCGATGAAATCGATCCACGTTACCACTGTGTTTGCGTAGAACAAACACCAGACTTTGCTCCTATCTTGTTCGAAGATGTTTTAAAGCGTATCGAAGCAGAAGGTGGCGAAGTAGGTTTCAGGAACGGTAACGGACCTACAATGTAAGGAGTAATATGCCAAAATGTTATCAACTAGTAGGAGTCCCAGGTAGTGGAAAATCTACCTGGGTATCTAACCAAGCATGGTCATTGACCTGTGCTTATGTTAGCACAGATAAATGGGTAGAATTGTATGCTAAAGAAGTAGGCAAGACCTATAGCGAAGTGTTTACTGACTATATGCCCACTGCTGTAGATCTAATGGCCAGGGAAGTAATTTTAAACCGTGATCTAGGCAGAGATATAATTTGGGACCAAACCTCAACTACTGTAAAAAGTCGTTTGAAGAAATTTAATATGTTGCCCAATTATGAACACATTGCCATAGTGTTTAAGACTCCTGAACACGAGGAACTAATGCGTAGGTTAATGAGTCGACCTGGCAAGGAGATTCCGGATCATGTTATTGCCAGTATGATAGCCAGCTTTGAAATGCCCACCGAAGAAGAAGGCTTTAAAGAAATTTGGCATGCAAGTTAATAGGTGCTTCGGCACCTATTTTTTTGACCTAAAAATTTAAATGCTATATAATAAGCCATGACTAAATTTTCTCAAAGCCCAGAAAGAATGACCTTCCAAAAAGAAGGTTATGTTAAGCGACAGGAAGAAAGAGGCGAGCCAGTAAACGAAGAGTATCTTGATTATTTTGAAAAGGTGATCGATCAACATGACCACAGGTTTGATGACCCGGCGTCGCGAGTGCGGAATCTTGAGTGGGATCTCCTAACCACAGAATGGATTTTAGAAAAGGTTCGAACTAGCGAAACCTATGCTCAGAATTTATATGCGGCCATGTGTAACAACGACTTTACCAAGCGTGAAATGTGGCCTATTCTCAAAGAAGAAAAATGGTCATGCTCATGGCGCTATGCTGGTGGTATTGTTGCGGACATGCGGCAAGAAGGTGACTACATTGATTATTATTGCTCAGGCATTCGTGGTGGTGATTTTCCTGATTCGATTGATGTACCGTACGAACAGAAAAAATTTGTTCCTGAGTCAGTAGTCACTGAAGAGATTGAAGCTGATCTATACAAATTAGGTTGGATAGTTATTAAGGATGAAGAATGACACAGTTAAAAGGATATGTTGAAAAGGGTTGGGGATACGAATTAATTTTTGCATCTACTGACAAATACTGCGGTAAGCTCATGTGCTTTACTAAACCAGGTGCAAAATTCAGTATGCATTTTCACAGAGAAAAAGATGAAACATGGTTTGTGAACGCTGGTCAGTTTATGTTAAGATATATTGATACACAGACTGCCGAGCTAAAAGAGCTACTATTAAAAGAAGGTGATGTGTGGCATAATCCTCCACTACAGCCGCATCAAGTTGAAGCACTTCAACCAAACTCTATAATCTTTGAAGTAAGCACAGCAGATTCAGTAGAAGATAACTACAGGATCGCACCAGGTGACAGCCAAAAGAAAAAGGAAGAGAAATGAAAAGAATTTTCTTTACTGGAGTACCCGGAAGTCGTTGGAGTGGTATAGCACAGATCATTGAAGATAATGTGCCAGGATTTAATACCACTGATAGAGATGCAGAAAAAGAATATTCTCATCATGCATTCACTGGCCACAAAGGTGCATACTTTGGTATAGGTATGGAGTTTGAGGCATACTTAGATAATCCAGAGTACTTAGATCGGCCTTGGAAGGAATCGGGTGGAACTAGGTTGATCAAGAGCCATGACTGGGCTACGATGCTAGACCAGATTCAAGAAAAATATCCCGATGACTCTATCATGTTGGTCTATCGTCCCGATATGACTAGTTACGCATGGTGGCACGAAGCTGGCGGCTTTCAAATCAAATATCCAGACTATCGTGCTTACAAGGACAGCACTACAATGTTAGCTCACATCATGGAACAGAACAAGTGCATCTTAAAATTTGCTAGAAAGCATAATGCAGTATGGCATCACTTTGGTCGTGATTTTGTCTATAAATATTTCAATGTAAAAATTGAGGAAGTTGATAATCGATACGAAGATTGTCTAGTTTCTATTATAGGAAATCATGCAAGTAATACTGTTAACTGATGTTACATTACCGGGCTATCTAAAATATGCAGGACCTTTTCGAATTGCTTCAGAATTAAGATCCAATGGGTTTACAGTCCAAGTAATCGATTATGCTACCCAGTGGTCAACTACAGAATTAAAAAATATTCTCAGAGACTATATCTCTGATCAAACCTTGTGGGTAGGATTTACTACCACTTTTAATTCTCCTTCGATTAGTAGAATTAACAGGATGACCAAATCGGTGGATGTAAATAAAAACATTTACGTACATTATCTAGGTAGAAATGATATTCCGGAAATTCTAGATTTTATAAAAACTATTAATCCTAAAACAAAAATTGTTGCAGGCGGGCATCAAGCAGATAAATTTAGCCTAGAAAAAATGATTGATCACGTAGTGATAGGACAAGGAGAAACAGCCGCAGTTCATCTAACTAAATCATTGCTAGATAATCAGAAAGTAGAAAAATATCTTAACGAAAGTAAATTTCCTTATAATAATTTTATTTCCAGTACTATCGAATATGTTCCAGAAGATATAATCTTTCCTGGCGAGCACCTATCCATAGAATTTTCTCGAGGCTGTACTTTCAAATGTAGTTTTTGCAATTATCCGTTGATCGGTCGAGATCTATGGGATTTTTGTAAACCGCCAACATTAATAGCTAGCGAAATACAAAGGAACTACGATCTTTTTAAAACACAAGGGTATCTTGTCACAGACGATACCATAAACGACAGCGAAGAAAAAATTGAACAGTTACACAAAGAAATAACTAAACTTCCGTTCTCGCTAACATTGTCCTCTTATGCTAGGCTAGATCTTCTCATAGCAAAGCCAAGAACTTTAGACCTACTATATGAAATGGGATTTAGAAATTTCTTTTTTGGAATAGAAACATTTAATCACGACGCTGGAAAAGCTATCGGTAAAGGAATGCATCCTGATAAACTCAAAGCAGGTCTGGAAGATATTAAACGTAGATATCCTGATTTTTTAATCAGTGCAGGTATTATATTTGGCTTACCCTATGAATCTCGAGACAGTATGTTGAATACTATAGAATATCTCAAATCTTCCCCTATTGATAATGTTTCGATAGCACCTTACGGAGTGACACGAACAAGCACTATCGGATCGAATCCAGAAAAATATCAATTTAAAGTTAACGGAAATTTAGACTGGACCAGCGCATGGACTACATCTGCAGAAGTAATCGATCTAGCTAAACAAGCAGATCAAATCCTCAGACCAAAGAACAAGGCAAACTGGACTTTTTTAAGTCGCCTCATGAACCTCGGCTACAGCTACCAGTACCTAGGAAATACTCCACTAACAGATATAATCTTCGATGCTGAAGAGCGAAAAGAAACATTAAGAATTCAGTACTACAAAAAAATTAGAAAATCTTAAAGTTTTTTGTATTCAAAATACAATCTATCGTTGTTGTCTTTCTTAAAAGTTTCAAGATGCAGATTGTAGGTTTTAGAGAACTCATGAGCAATTTCAAAACTCCAGGGAAATATATCAACGTAAGGTCCGTTGGGCCACAGTATTCCGGGGTTGGCTCTAAAGTACATTTTGCCGCCGGGCATTAAAATTTCAACAAGTCGCTTGAATCTAGTTTCAATGTCTTGTTTACTGTTGAAATTTAAACTGCCAAACACAATAATATGATCAAAACTTTCTGGGTCTACCTTAAATTCTAAAATGTCAACCATGTAGTCTGCACAGTTATTGTAAGGATCAATTCCCACAAGATTTTCGATGCGGCCTTTAAACGGATTATATCCACAGCCGAAGTCTAGTACAGCCTTAGGTTTTTCTTTATTGATAGCATCTACTAAAGCCCATCCGCTGTACTGATAAACTTCAGTGGTGGGTTTCCAAATTTCTCCAAAGAACCTATTTAGGTATCGTTTATCTAAACGATCAACAACCTCTTCAACGGTTCCTTTTAAATCTATGCTGTCGAATTGTAATTCTTCTTTAATACGATCTTCAAACTTTTGAAATCTTGCAGGTGTCCAGGGCAGAAAGTCAATCCTGGTATTTTCGCAAAGAGTTTCTCTAATTGAATCATACTTGGGTAAACTAAAAGCAGATTCTAAATTTTCATGGATTAACTTAAAAATTCTGGTATTCATACAAAATTTCCTCTTTATGGTAAATATTTTTGTGATTGAGAAAAAATCTCCGTTTCTGAGAAATTTTTTATCACACAAGCATATATAGTTATCAAGGAGAAAAATATATGAAAAAAATCTTGGCTGCGGCCTTACTGTATGTTGGATTCGCTACTGCACATGCAGATTACACATTAATTGTTCCGCAGGAGCCTGGAAAAGGTACTAGCGTATGGGCGGAAATCGTTGCAAGAAATTTGAGCAAGTATACAGATGAACCAGTAGTAGTTCGTCATATTCCGGGTGCTAGAGACATTCCAGGATTTAACGAGTTTCATAATAAACTAAGAAACGATCCAAAGACTATTATGGTTGCTCACGGCGGAAATGGTGTTAGCTTCTTGCTTGATAAAGTTGATTATGATTACCGCCAATATGACAGCATTGGAATGATGAACTTAGATATCGTAGTAGGGAAAAACAAAGACATTGACGATAAAACAGGAACCTTTAAAGTTGCTGGTGGTTCGGGACTTGAACCCGACGGTATGGCCATGGCTATGATGGCCTGTGGACCACAGCCTAGCACCGATGCGTACCTAGCATGTTTTAAGAAACGTATCGTATGGGTCAACGGTGTTAAAGGCAACGAAAGACGCTTAGGATTCATGAGGGGTGAATTTAACACTACTAGAGAATCTGCCGCGGCATGGATCAAGCACTACACAGGTGAAAAAGCAGATCCAAAGAACATTATTTGGTTCACACATGGTATCTACGATTTATCAAAGAAAAAACAAATCGCCGACCCTAACTTCCCTAACACACAATTTGAAGAACAGTACAAGTCAGTGTGGGGTGAGTATCCGAAAGGAGAATTGTATGAAGCGTATCGACTCACACGTAACTGGCGTGACGTTATTCAAAAATCTCTTTGGGTAAACAAAGGTAATCCTAACACAGAAAAACTTCGCTCTGCTCTTAGAAAGATGATCACAGACCCTGAGGCAGTAGCCGCTCTAGAAAAAGACACAGGAAAATATCCTTGGATCATCGGTAACGACGGTAACAAGGTCATCGGAGAGTTAGAAAAGCTCATCACTAAAAAGTCACTAGAAACAGCAGTAAAGTGGAATCAAGAAGCCTACGGATTCCCTTCTGTGTTTAAACCAGAATTGTTAAAATAATAAATGGAATATTTTGTCTGGATCCTACTAGGAAGCCTTTATGGACTCCTAGTAGGAGTTATTCCGATAGCTGGTGTTACCACAGCCCTAATCACTGTCTTTAGTTTTGGATCTTATTTTTTAGCAGATCCTTATCTAGGTATCGTGTTTTTGACCAGCATCATAGCGGCCTGTGCTAGTGCTGATAGTTACACTTCTATCCTTACCGGAATACCTGGCGCATCAACTACTGCGGCCTGTGTGATAGATGGTTACCCAATGACTAAAAACGGCGAGGCTGGGAGAGCTATGGGTATTGCCATTTTTGACAGTACCTTTAGCGGAGTATTCTACGGTATCCTAGCCTTTACACTTTTACCGTTTTACGGAAAAATAATATTGTTATTTGGCATACCGGAATTTGCAGGATTCATGTTTTTATCGTTGGCCTGTGTGGGATTCGTTACCAGCAAGAATCCTTATAAAAGTGTATTAGCTATTGCCATTGGATTATTCATAGGATTAATCGGACAAGAACCCAGCACCGGAGCACCTAGGTTTATCTTCGGTTGGGATTACCTAGAAGCGGGTGTACAGATAATTCCTTTGATATCGGGCCTGTTCGGTCTTCCAGAATTAATCTTTGGATTCAAAGGCATGCGGTCTCAGACAGTGGCCTTAGACAACTACTGGCATCAGCTACGTATCGGGATGAAAGACTGTATTACAAATTGGAGAGATATGTTC